GGGGAACATGGCCAACTTCTTTAGGAGCTATTGAAGTGGGTTATGAGAACGAAAGTGTTATTGAGGAATTTCCAGTTGAGTTACAAGTGCAGTATTGGGAATCTGATAAGACAACGTAAATCATCATATAATAACTTAAGGAGTGCCCTCGGGCACTCTTTCTTAAGTGTTATAAATAATATTTAAGAAAGAGTGTTATTAGGAATTATTTAAATGGCAGAAGATAAAAACAGATTTTTTGGCTTTAGTTTTAAAAGAAAAGCCATAGACGACAAAAAGAAACCACTATCATTCGCAGTAGACAATGAGGACGGCGCGTTTGAAATTTCTCCCACTGGCGGATACTTTGGCCAGTATATGGACTTACAGGGAGATAAATTCCAAAATGATAAAGAATTAATAATGAAATATCGTACGATAGCTTCATATCCAGAGGTGGATATGGCTATTGAGGACATATGTAATGAAGCCATTACAGAAGAGTCAGGGGTTATTGTACAATTAAACCTTGACAACCTTGACCAAAAGGATAATGTTAAGGATTTAATTCAAGAAGAATTTAATAGAATTATTAACTTACTTAATTTTAAAAATACCGCATATGACTTATTTAGACGTTGGTATACAGATGGTCGATTATTCTTCCATGTTATTATTAATGAAAATAAAACAGATGCGGGTATATTTGAATTAAGACAAATTGACCCAACCAAAATTCGTAAGGTTAAGGAAGTTGAAAAGGTTAAAGACCCTAAGACAGGAGCTGAACTTAATAAAGAGGGAGAGGAATACTACATATACCAGGATGATATGCTAGTCCAAACCGGTGAAGGTTTACGTATTCACCCTGATTCTATTATCCAAGTTAATTCAGGTCTATTAAATGAAGAACGCAATAAGGTTGTAGGCTATTTAAATAAAGCTCTTAAACCTTTAAATCAACTCAGTATGATGGAAGACTCTCTTGTCATTTACAGAATTTCAAGAGCACCTGAGAGACGTATATTTTATATAGATGTTGGTAACCTACCTAAAGGCAAGGCTGAGGAATACCTCAACAATACTATGAATAGGTATCGCAATAAGATAGTATATGACCCAACCACTGGTAATATTAAAGATGAAAAGGTTCATAGAAATGTTATGGAAGATTTTTGGCTACCACGTAGAGAGGGTGGTCGTGGAACTGAAATTGATACTCTACCAGGTGGTGCAAATCTTGGAGAGATTGAAGATATACAGTATTTCCAAAACAAATTATATAGAGCTTTAAATATTCCAATGAGTCGACTACAAGAAGCTGATGCATTTTCAGTTGGTCGTTCCTCAGAAATTACTCGTGATGAGCTTAAATTTCAAAAATTTATTGACAGAATTCGAAACAAATTTTCTAATATTTTTTATGAAGCACTTAAAAGACAATTGGTCCTTAAAAAGATTATTGTTCCAAGTGATTGGATAAACATTAGAGAAGGTATGATGGTTGAATATTCACGTGATAACTACTATGCTGAACTTAAGGATAGTGAAATCCTTAAAGAAAGAATAGAAACAATTCAAATGATGGACGAATATATTGGTCTGTTCTGGTCTAAAGACTGGGTACGCCGTAATATTCTTAAGTTAAATGATGAAGAAATTAAAGATATTAACAAGCAAAACAAAGACGACCCACTGGAGCCAGGTGATATTAATCCAGATTTGTCGAATGCACCAATATAAACTTTAAGGAATACATAAAGTATACAAAAAGTTTACTGGAAATAAACAATTTTATAAATAAGATACAAGAATTATGAGCACAAGAAATTTAATTGATAACATAAAAAAGGGTGATGCGCAAAAAAGTAACAATGTTTTTAATAGCATTATGCAAGACAAACTTATTGACGCATTAGATACACATAAACAAGAAGTTGCTTCAAAGATGTATGGAGCATCAGACGATTCTCCGGCCGTTGAAGAACCTGCGGTGGAGACACCAAAAGGGGAAGAAGCAACAGATGTTAACGTTTAAAGAATCATTTAACGAAGTATTAGAAGCTAAGTTAAAATTACCCCCAGGTGAAAAGGTAGCCAAGGAATTAACCAAACTTGGAAGAAAGAAGAAAACTACAGCAGTCATTACAAATAAATTTAATTTGTATATTGATGGCATAAAGATGGATAGTTATCGTTCTTTAAAAGCTGCTGAAGCAGCACTAAAAGATTTCATCAAATTAATGGGAGCATAAATGAAGTTAATTGCAGAATATACAGACCATTCCCTTGGATATTCAATCCAAGAGGGTAAGAATGGTAAGAAGAGTACCTTTTTAGAAGGTATTTTCATGCAAGCAGAAAATAAGAATAAGAATGGTAGGATTTATACCAGGGAAGTCTTAACATCTGCCGTTGACAAATTTGTCAATGAACAAGTAATTACAGGACGTGCGGTAGGTGAGCTTAATCACCCGGACGGTCCTTCCATTAATTTGGATAAAGTTTCTCACAGAATTACCGAGCTCGCATGGGATGGTAATAATGTGATGGGAAAGGCACTTATTTTAGATACCCCTATGGGTCAAATTGTTAAAGGTTTGGTTGAAGGCGGAGTCCAACTCGGAGTGTCAAGTCGTGGTATGGGAAGTTTGGATTTTAAAGATGGCGCTAATTATGTTAGGGATGATTTCATGCTTAACACAATTGATATCGTACAAGACCCATCAGCACCTAATGCGTTTGTAAATGGCATTATGGAAGGTGTTAATTGGGAGGATGATGGTAGTGGTCATTATATAAAAACTCAAGCAATTGATAAAGGTGAGACAGAAGTGAAAGAGTCCAAAGTGAAGTTCTCAGAAGAGAAACAAACTGCAGGATTTGAGCATTTCCTCTCTAAACTATAATCTCTAAAGGAGAATACAATGTCTGAAATTAAAGACGAAAAAATTGATGAGACTGTAGATGAGGTTATTGTTGAGGATACGCAAGTAGAAGCTGAGGAATTAGATATTCCAGAAGCGCCTCTAACAGCAGCTCGTACAGTAACAGCAATTAATGCTTCTTTGGCAGAAATGTCAAAAGAGGACCTTGACAAAGTCTTTGAAGCCGCAGAAACAGCTAAAGCGAAAGCTAAAGTTGAAGATGAGGAAGAAGAAGAGGATGATGCAGGGGATGAAGACGAAGGAGATGTAGAAGTAGAAGGTAAAAAGGACTCTAAAAAGGAAAGTAAAAAATCCAAAGATGAGGCTAAAAAAGTAGAAAAGGAAGATGAAGACCTTAAAAAGGAAGACCAAGTAGAACCAAAAGCAAAACCATTGAAGAAGAAGAAAGTGAAAGCTGACGACGGAAGCGAAGGTGATGTGGTTGAGGATGACCAATTTAAGGAAGACATCGATGCTCTAGTTAAAGACGAGGACACATTGTCCGAAGGCTTTAAAGAGAAAGCTGCTACTATCTTTGAAGCTGCATTAAATTCAAAAGTTAATGCTGAAACAGCAAAATTGGAAGAGCGTTATTCATCCGATTTGGCTGGTGAAGTTGAAGCTATTAAAGAAGATTTGGTTGACAAAGTAGACGGGTACTTAACGTATGTTGTCGAAAATTGGATGAAGGACAATGAGGTTGCTATTGAGCATTCTCTGAAGTCTGAAATCACTGAATCATTTATACAATCACTAGGTCAGTTATTTGCTGAGCATCACATTAATGTTCCTGCTGATGCAGGAGATATCTTGGATAACCTATCCGAGGAAGCTAAAGATGCTAAAGCTCAGTTAAATGATGCAACTGAAAAGAATATTGAATTGTCAGAGAAAGTGAAAGCTTATGCAAGACAAGACATAATTCGTGAAGCATGTAAAGGTTTGGCCGCAACTGAAATTGCGAAATTGACTGAGTTGTGTGAAGCTGTTGAAGCTGATGACAATGCTCAATTTTCAACTAAGGTAGCTACAATTAAGGAATCTTACCTTAACAAAGATACCCCGGCTGAGTCTACTGATGAAGTAGATGCAATTACCGAGGATTCACAAGAGACCCAAGAAGTTTCTGATACAATGCAGAGATACTTGGACGCAATCAAGCGAACTTAATTAATCCATAAGAAGGAGAATTTTAAATGGAAGAAATTAATCAAATACAACTACAGGAAAAATGGGCTCCTGTACTTGATTCACAAGACGCCGGCAAAATTGCAGACCCGCATAGACGTGCTGTAACTGCTGTTGTTCTTGAGAACCAAGAAAAAGCTTTTGCTCAAGAAAAGGCTCAAATTACTGAGGTTGCTGCCAATAAAACTGGCGGTGGCGTTGATAATTGGGACCCTGTCTTAATTAGCTTAGTCCGTCGTGCTACTCCAGCACTTTTAGCATTCGATTTGGTTGGCGTTCAGCCAATGACTGGTCCAACTGGTCTAATCTTTGCTATGAAGAGCCGTTATAGCACACAAGGTGGTACTGAAGCACTATTCGATGAAGCTAATACAGCTTTCTCTGGTGGTAGTTCTGGTTCTGCTACAGCATCTGCTGACCCGTTCGCGGGTGACAGTGGTGATGGTGACTCCGTAGATGACTACACTCCAGGAATGGGATTGTCTACAGGAGCGGCTGAAGCATTAGGTAATACTGGTAATGCTATTGCTGAAATGGCGTTCTCAATCGATAAGACTACTGTGACTGCAAAGTCTCGTGCTCTTAAAGCTGAGTACACTATTGAATTAGCTCAAGACCTTAAAGCGGTACATGGT